GGCCGTGGCGCTTTGACCCTGCGTGGTTGGAAGAATGTAATTCATACGAGGAGAAAAAATGATTATCAAACGTGCTATTGCTGTAGAGAGCCTTACAAAAGTATGTGAGGAAAGTTTAAACCTTATCAAGCAACTGATTGATGCCGACAACGAGGTGTATGCCAAAGGATACGAGGATGGCATAGCGGCTCAGGCTGAGGTGCAAAAGACTTTAAGACCTTGGGTTGGGCTGACAGATGAGGAGCAATCTTTTGTTTACGACCAAGTAAAACAGATTGTTGACAGCAACCCATTTTGGGTGAAGTTTGCAAATGCTATTGAAGCCAAACTCAAAGAGAAAAACACATGAAAGACCTAAGCTTTTTTGAGAAGGCCATGGGTTGGCGTAAGCGCCAGATGGTTGAAGCGCAATTAGACAGGAACGAGGTTACTGAAAGGATTCGTAACATGGTCCTTGAAGAGGTGGCTAAGGAAATTGAGAAGATGAAGGCTTTTGGGCCTGACACAATATCGAGTTTCACTGTTTATATAAGGAATATGAAACGGGAGCTTTATTAAAAAATGCCAAGACCTAAACCACCTGAGCCACTGCTAGGAAGACAAGTGAGGATGTCTGATAGACAGTGGATGATTTTGAACCAGTTAGGCGGAGCGGAATGGCTTCGCAATTTGTTAGATAAAAAGGCACCGATGCCTAAGAAATATTATGACGTATTCACCAAATCAAAAGAAGCTGCAGTCCCAAGAGCCCCAAAAACCTTTGAGTCAAGAGGAGTTGATGGCGTGGTGGCCATTCACGAGACTAGACCCAAAGATGTTTCCTAAACCAACCCAACGCGAGCAATCGCAATATGAAGAAAGTCCAATATGAAACGTAAAAACACAAAAACTGCAAAAGCGCGCTCATTTATGCAGAGTAATCCTGCCGCCTCGGTCAACGAGATAGCAAATCGCTTCGGTTTAACCAAGCAATCCATCTATGTTTTGCGCAACACGATGAAGAAGGCAGGCTTTAATTTCCCTAAAAGGTCCGAGCAGTTAGCCACGCTTGCTCCGGCACCACTGGAAATTGAGATGTTTGATTTCCCTGATCAGGTAGACGAGACCCTTGACGCTCGGGCCGTGGAGTACGGCAAGTTCATCGAGGGCGCTGAAGTCATTCAGATGCTAAAACGTGTTGTACAGAATGCTCTAAACAATCGTGACAAGACGTTGGCACATGATCAGGCCGAATCTCTGGACATGATTTTGCATAAGGTTGGCCGCATCATCAACGGCAATCCAGATGTGATTGACCACTGGCTAGATATTGCCGGCTACGCGCAATTGGTAGCGGACCGCCTAAACGGCCGCATCCGCTGATTACTTGGCCTCACCCCAGCTCGGTCCGACTTCCACATCGCACCGACTGGGGATTTGCATATTGACGCACGTTGCCATAATTTCTGCTGCACGCTGCGCTTCTTCCTTTGTCTTGACGCTCAATGCCAGTTCATCGTGAACCTGCAGCATAGGCATGATCCCCTCCCGAGCTAACGCAACCATTGCTGCCTTTGTCTGATCGGCAGCAGACCCTTGGATAAGGCGGTTCAAGCCCTTGTAGGTGCCTGCGCGCTTGATCCGTTGGCCGTATTCAATGACTGCTTGTTCGCGGGGAAGGGCTTTGTTCACGCCCCACTCCATCGGCTCCCAAAGTGGGAACCGGCACTTGCGGCCAAGAAGGGTGCGGATGGATCCGTTGGATGCGGGATGCTCGATCCGTTTCATGACGGCATTAACGGTGCCTTTTAGGAACGGAACATTTTGATGGAACTTATCAATAAGTTCCGACGCTTCCGTAACGTTCAAGTCCAGTTGTGCTGCCAGTTTGTTCTTGCCCATGCCATACATCAGGCCCAGACCAATGGTCTTAGCAGCTTTCCTGTTGATGCCGGCCATCTCGGCAACCATCTGGTGGAAATCGGTGTTGGGGTTTTCTTTGTAAGCAGAAACCATGGTATCGGCTCCGGGCAAATCAAGGAGCGAAGCGTAGTGAACTAAGAGGCGTGGTTCCTGTGAGGAGAAGTCATTTGATGCCCACATTTCGCCGTCTTCTGGAAGGAACAAGCCGCGGACCATGGGCCCGATAATCTCGTGGCGGGCAGGCACTTGCTGCAAGTTGGGATTGGCCATGGACAGGCGGCCGGTGACCGTGCCGCCATCGTCTGAGCGCATCTGGTTGACGTGGGGATGGATTCGCCCTGTCTTTTCACTGAAGTGAAGGTACGGCTGCAGGAAGGTGCTGTGCGTTTTGTTGGTCTCGCGCGCTTCGATGATCATCTTGGACAAGGGGTGCTCATGGTTTTCTAAGAAGACCTTGGTAAAGCTTGGAAGGCCGTTGTCTGTTTTGCTGTATTGAATACCAAGGCGATCAAAGGCTGCAGCAATTGATTGGGCAGCCCAGATATCAATCTTGATGCCGGCCTGCTCTTTCATTTCTTTAAGCAATTCGTTTTCACGGACAACCATTTTGTCAATCAAAAGGGAGCACTTGTTGCGGTCAAACCGGATCCCGCGGGAGGTCATGTGGTGCAGGACAGGGAAGGCTTCTGTTTCAAGGTTAAAGATAGATTCAACTTCATCCTGACGCATGCGGATCTTGAATGCTTGCCAGAGTTTCAGTGTGAGCGCTGCATCCTGCTCAGCGTACTCTCCCACATACATGGCGGGTAGTTTCCAAAGTTCTTTTTTCGGATGGACTCCGAAGTCTGCAGCGGCTTGTTTGAGCCCTTGCTCGGACTTGGCTTCTTGGAGGTAGTCAAATCCCAAGGCGTTGAGAGAATAGCTGAAACGGTTCTCGTCAAGAATTGGGGCAGCGAGCATGGTATCAACGATCCGTCCGTTGACCTTAAAACCACTTGCTTGTAGCCACCCCAAGTCATAGGCGGCGTTATGCATAACCTTATCGGAAGGGTAAGCCAGTACGTCCGCAAGCCATCGTTCCACTCGTTTTTTGTCGAGATTTCCACCACCATGATGCGCCACCGGAAAATATCCAGACCATCCATCGACGGCAAGGGCGTAGCCGACAACGAAACCGTCGTTCCTAGCCCATCCCGGGCCCATGGATTCCAAGTTGGGGTCGCATGTTTCAAGGTCAATTGCAATCTCTTTCGCGGTTGAAAGGTTTGGAAACACTTCCGGAGCCACCCATTCTGTTGGGGTGGGGAAAAGTGGAACTGTTTTCATATTTTGAAGCCTTTTTCAATATGTTTGGGTAAAACTAAATGCAAGGTCTTTTTTGCGCGGGTTATTCCCACATAAAAGAGTCGGTGAACGTTATCCCCGTTAGTTGCGTACTCTTTCGCAAACTTAGGGCTGAGGTCCATGAGCAGCAGTACATTATCCGCCTCCCCGCCCTTGGCTCCGTGGATCGTGGACAGTTTGATTCGGCCCATGGTTGAGAGCTTTGTTCCGCGGCGCAGAACTGCAGTCAGGTAATCACGCTTGTCTTCGCTGATGCGGGACAGGGCTTGGTGCCAGATTGCATCGGTCTGCAGGCCAAAGCCATTCTGCAGATCCTTGATGCTGTATTCAACCAGCGGGTCACCCTTGAAGGTCCGGTGTCCTCGGGCAATGAACTCCCCACCAATGTACTTGTAGACGTTTTTGATCTCATCGCCATACAGGAACTCCCCTTTGCGCAGCTTTTCCCACGTCTGTACGGCTTTTAAAAGAGGGTGGCTAAGGCTTGGTACCCCTGAGCGCTCAAAAAGGATTCCAGAGCTTCTCAGCCATTCATGCACAGGATTCAAAAGATAGTTGGTGCTGCCCATGATGAGCCATTGGCCGTCATCAATTGGCACGTCCTCAAAGCGGTAGTAGGTCATGACAGCGCCCTCAAAGTCGCGGGGCTTCCATTCCTTTTCTTGGCGCTCATTAATTTGCTGCACAACTTTGTTGGCAAGCTTGTGAACTATTGATGGGACGCGGTAGGACTGATCAAGAACGGTGATCTGGCCCTCAAATGACAAGAAGCTCTTGACATCTGCACCTGCCCACGTGAATACTGCCTGATCGTCGTCTCCGGCGAGGAATACCCGTTTCGATTTTTTAGCGAGGGATTCGACAAGCTGCCACTGCAGGCGGGACAGATCCTGTGCTTCGTCAACAATCAGCACTTCAAGTGACGGCAGCCGCTCGGGCTGCACAACAATCATTTCCAGAAGGTCGGTGAAATCCAGTAGCTCTTTGCTACGTTTGTAGTGACGATAGGATCTTTCGACAAACTCAAAGTGATGCCATTCAATGTCGAGGCCGCACTGGTTGTAGTGTTCGCGAAGGTCTGAGCCGCGGATGCGGGCTAAGTTGATTTCGTTGAGGATGGGATTGTCGGCCTTAGCCATATCCACATCATCTTCTTGGACCACGTTCAATTGGATGCCGGCCTGTGCAGCAAACTCGCGGTAGTGCTCGGGCTTCATCATGTAGTCCACTTTGACGGCAAGGCAATGAAAAGCCAAGCTGTGCAGGGTTCGGAAATAGGGGAAGTCAGTGCGGGCATTGAGCGCAGGGAACTTGGCAATCGCGCGGTCCTTGGCCTCTGTTGCAGCTTTCTTGGTGAAAGAGAAGTAACCAATTTGCATCGGCGACAGATCGGACGCCAACTCGCGGTCAACTACGTTCAGAAGATATGTTGTTTTACCGGAGCCGGGCGGGCCAAAGACTTTGCGGATATTAGTCATGGTTCCTCACGCACTAAAACTTCAGCGTGGGTTTCAATCCATACGTGAGCGCCACAGGACAAGGCTTTGTCTGGGCTGTAAACAACTTTAGAAGGGCCAACAATTTCTACGCTATGCGCATATCTGTTGGCCTTGTATGTTTTAACAGTCAGCACAGGATCGTTAGTCCCGTTTTTCTTGTTGGCTTTTACAACGTGTTGGTTGACATGAATTATTGTTTTCATCAGTCATACTCCTCGTCCCACAGATCGTCGGGCCAAACAAGGATAGGTGAATCGGGGCCCATGTAAGCGCCCTCGATGTTGAACTCAATGTATTCGCGTGCTTCGTCAGCTTCCATGTTGTCGCGCTCCATAAGCGTTGTGCGAATGGCTTCTGCGTCGTATACCAAAACATAAATGCGTGTGCCGTTGCCCCAGACAAGTGCAGGGCCGAGAACGGCATCGTCGTGTCCATCAATTTTTAACATCAGAATGGGCTCCCTATGGTGCGTTTGGTTTGTGATTCAAAAGGTGCGTCCTGTTTCTGGAAGCGTGGAATACGCCAACAGCGCACAGTACGGCCTTTAAGGAATAGCGGGATGGGCTCTCCACCCATGTCGCGAAGGCGCTGAGCCATCTTCGGGGCTGTCAGGCCAATGAAGTTGTTACGCTTCAGGTGTGCTTCGAGGTCCTTGATCCGGAAGTAGGTTTTCGCTTCATCGATATCCGTCCATGGACGGCCCATGAGCATCTCTTCGCGGTCCATTGCTTCTTGCATGTGCGTTGTGAATTCTTCAAGCAGATCCATAAAGCGGCCAGTGATACTTGTATCCTCTGGTGCGTCGGTGATTTGCTCTGTCTCCACCATCTCTTTGAGAAGGGCGTTGAGCATCTGTTCCCAATCTTGCTTGCGCAAAGTGGGAGGCAGAACGTTGAGCTTTTCTAAGCATGCCTTTTGGAAAGCCACTTGCGTGAAGAGGCTCTCGGTATCTAATTCAACACGGCGGCCATTGACATCCAAGAACCACAGAGGTGGCTCACTGGCGTACTTGGACAGGGCTGCTATCTGAGGCGCATCAGGACCATTGGTTCCGATGCCAAATTTACGTGATCGACATAAGCCCGAGTTGCAAAAGCTATTGAGCGGCGCGTCTTTGCACTTGTAAAGATATTCTTTCTTGCCAACTTGTTTAACAAGAATTTGGACTTCATTGTTAGGCAGGGGCGGGGATACGTATTTGAAGTTGTATTCGACCATCTTGTCTTCCCAAGCAGCGGGGAATGCGCGCTTAAGAAAGACTCCAATGTTGAATAGTCCATTATTACGGGTGCCCTCGGGAAAGCCTTGGGCGCACAAAGCTTGTAGGCAAGGCGGACCATCTTTGACGGGACTCTCCGCTTGCTTCGGCGGCTCTGGAACAATGAGCGGCAACTCTTGGACGGCCGCTTCATAGAGTTCATAGAACTCTTCAAGTGTGGCTGCGGACCCGTCGGCATTGAATGCATACCGCGTGCCATTGTCGCCCCCGAAGTACGGTAAGTTGAGAAAGTTTCCGGTGTCGCCTCGCTCAACCAAGATCTCTGATTGCTTAGGAAAAATCTCACGGCCCGCTTCACCGAGGAGAGCTGCCGCATTTTTGAGATATTCTTGGAATTCCCGAGCCGGAGCCGGCTCCCTAGAAAATAAGAAGACATGTGCTCCTCCTGATTTGCTACGGCAGACAACCATTGGCAGCTTTAGCTGCGCAACCTTTTCCACCAAGCCTTTATGGTCCAAAGGGTACTGGTCAATATCGATGCAGCCCCAAATACAAGTGTTATCGGCACGAATAGGAATAATGCCAAGGGAAGGGTCAACACCATCAAGATGTTGTACCCAGAGGTCATCAGTAGGCGGTTTCCTGACCACGGTAGCTTGCCCCGCTTGCTTTCCATCACCGCGCTCCTTGTTTATACGGTAGGTTCCGTAAGCTATATCCAGACCGCTGAATATCGCTTTGAATTTTGTTATATCGGTCATGCTTCACTCTATAAAGGTGGGGGTACCGGAATGACAAGTCGTCCGCAAGCTTTCTAAAAAGCATACCTTGTCAAACTTTCCCCCCGGTAATCAGAACGGGACGTCGTTAGCGTTTGGTGCGCTCTCGTGCTCGTGCTTAACCTTTACTTCGCCTGAACCAACAGAAGCAGAGAAGGACTTAGCTGCCTTGTATGCATTCATGTCTTCAACGGGACCAATCTTCTCTACTTCCCAACCAAACCATTTACCCTTGTCATTAGACTCAGCCTGTGTCGTCAGACGATACATCTGTGAGTACATGGGTGGGGTGAAGGGGCCGTTAGCTCCCATCATCTTTGTGGACATCATCATGCTGTTCCACTTGCGCGACTTCTTGAGTTGCGTTGACTTCATAGTGATCAATGCCGGCTCAGGAATTCCTGAATCGTTGATGATCATGATGTAGTGGTTGGCCGTGTTCTCGATGTAGTTGCCGTTATCGAGGTAGTCCTTGTTCTCGCCCGGTTCGCGGTGCGTGCGGCTTAAAATATCAGACGTGGCGGGATAGATATTCATCGGCGCGCCAGAGCCTGAACCACGTGGAGCCCACTCAATGTACTGACGTACATAAGCGACTGGCAACACGGTGATGCCTTTTTTGCCGTCATACAACTGACCCGTGACGCTGTTGAGAATCATGCCGGGCAATGCGCCGTCGATCTCACCTACTTCAGGGCTTGTATTTGTTAAAAGCTTTAAGAATGGCAGGGCAAAATCGTCCTGACTCATGTTCTCAAAACCACTCTGAGCGTCCTGCTCAAAGTCACCTGCCAATGCCAATGCGTTGGTCTCTTTTACTGCTACTTCGTTCTTAGCCATTTTCATTTCCTTAGATCATGCTGATTTGATAGTTGCTTTTTGGCCCACGTATGCGCCAAATAGCTCGGTTGGGAACTCGTTGCCTCGTTCCACTTGCTCTCGAACCCAAGCTTTCAAGGTCTGGGGCTCGATTTTCTGCGCTTGCTCAACTGGATAGTTTTTCTCGCGCAGATCGCTCAGTAATGCGTCGCACAGTTGGTCTTCACCACGACCAAACCGTACTGACACAGTGTTCTTAATGATGTCGTCAAAGCCATGCTCACGCAGCCATTCATAGGCTTGTGCGCGCTTTTCTTCCTTGATGCTTGCGCTGTAGAAAGGCTTGATGTCGATCTGGCTGCCATCAGCCATCTTGAAAGACTTCATGCCAAGCTCATCAAGCATCGCAGGGATCGTATCTTCCAGAAGCTTGCGCTGCTGCTCTTTACGTTCCTTAAGGACGTCTTCAATGTCGTCAATCTCTTTTTCCAATTCCTTGGCACGTTTGGCCAAAGCGCCAACTGAGGACAGGTCCTCGTTCTTGACTTGAAGCGCGCCTGCGTCTTCTTCAAAAATGCTAACGTTACTCATCTCTTTCTCCATTCTCTGTGATATCAATTTTAACTGGGATATACATCTTCTCACGACGGTCCCACTTTAAAACACTAAAACGGCCTGAGTTGTATGCTGCAGCAATTGCGCATGCAAGCCCGATGGCCACTGGGTCTCCGGCTAACAGCAGAAAGTCACGATCAGAGAAGTTGCGAAGCTTGCGCTTTAGCAGCCTGACTGTCGGTACTGTAGAAAATGCAATCTGGACATTTGACGGCAGTAACACCGTTGGGTCTCCAAATTTCATTGCCCCTGCAATATCATGATTTGGCATCTCTTGTACGACGTACACCAGAGGGAAATGCTCATTAGTTGTTGACATGTTTTACGCTATCCTTTCTTTAAACGTGCATTTAGTGTACACTATGTTTTGGGTGTGTCAACACCTTTTTAAAAAGAAAGTGAGAAAGATATGGATTATTTTTTAAACCAGTACCCGTTCAAGAACAAACCGTTCGTCCACCAAGCTGCATTTCTGCAGCGCTTCTGGGAGGACAGAGAAGTTGCATTGTTTGCAGAGATGGGTACGGGCAAGAGCTTTATGCTCATCAACAACGCAGCCATGCTATACGACAAGGGCAAGATCAACTCTATGCTCATCGTAGCGCCAAAAGGGGTATACCGCAATTGGTATACATCCGAATTGCCAAAGCATATGCCTGACCATGTTCCCACAACAGTGGCTTGCTGGTCGCCTACGCCGCGTAAAGCGGAGCGTGAAGAGATGGACAAGATGATGAATGCAGTGGACACCATGCGCATTCTGATCATGAACATTGAAGCGTTCAGCACAGAGAAGGGTGTAGCCCATGCGCGCACATTTTTGCGAGTGACAAATGCATTCATGGCAGTGGATGAAAGCACCACCATCAAGACCCCATCAGCCAAGCGCACCAAGAGCATTATCAAGGTGGCCCGGGATGCGCGGTACAGGAGGATTGCAACAGGCTCCCCTGTAACCAAGTCCCCTCTGGATCTGTACAGCCAGTGCGAGTTCCTCGGGCCGGAATGCTTGAACAGCTATAGCTACTACGCATTCCAAGCACGCTATGCCATTCTGGTAGAGCGCAAGATGCCTACACATACGTTCAAGCAGATTGTGGGTTACAGGCATTTGGATGAGTTGCAGCAAAAGCTCAACCGCTTCTCATTTCGCGTGACCAAGGATGAATGCTTAGACTTGCCTGACAAGGTGTTTGTGCGCCGTGAGATTGAATTGACGAAGGAGCAGACAACGTACTACAACCAGATGAAGCTGATGGCGCTTGCTCTGATTGATGGCAACCTGATGTCTACCAACAATGCGCTGACTCAGATTATGCGGCTGCACCAGATTTGCTGTGGCCACGTGAAGTTTGATAATGGGGAGCAGATTGATATTCCAAATAATCGTGTGAACGAATTGATTGCTACGCTTGCAGAATGTAGTGGGAAAGTAATCATTTGGGCCAACTACCGCAGGGACATTGAAAACATCCGGCTGGCCATTCAAAAAGAATACGGCATGACTTCTGTAGCTACATACTACGGCGACACAGAAGCCGAAGATCGCCAAGAGATCGTGACCCAGTTTCAGGACCCCAACTCTGACTTGCGTTTCTTTGTGGGCAATCCAAGCACCGGCGGCTACGGCATTACCTTGACAGAGGCAAAGACTGTGATTTACTACAGCAATAGCTTTGACTTGGAAAAGCGCCTGCAGTCAGAGGACAGGGCGCACCGTATTGGTCAGACAGACAAGGTGACTTACATCGACTTTGTCTCTCCTAACACCGTGGATGAACACATCGTCAAGGCGCTGCGTAACAAAATCAATATCGCAAGCGCGGTGCTTGGCGAAGAAATTAAAGAATGGATCAAATGATGCAACTCGTACCAATTCGCAAAAAGTACGTCTATCCAAAACTGATTCGGATTGACTCTGAAGCAGGGCGCACCTACACGTTGGATGGGCAGCCGGCCGTGCCAAGCGTAACAACCATCCTGTCTGGCACAAAAGATAAATCACACCTTGATGCGTGGGCCGCGAGGGTTGGTCAGGACGAAGCGGACCGGATTAAAAATGATGCAGCAACGGTAGGCACGCACATGCACGGTGTTGTGGAAAGGCTGCTGCTGAACAGGCCGCTGGAGACACCACGCACGTGGCTTGCTGTCAAGGGGTACTGGATGGGGTATAAGCTGATTGAGACATTTATGCCGCACGTGAACGAAGTGTGGGGGACAGAGATACCGCTGTACTACCCTGAGAAGTATGCCGGCACGTCAGACTGCATTGGTGTGTACAAAGATCACTCTGCAATTATTGACTTCAAGCAGACCAACAAGATGAAGCAGCGCAAGTGGATTGAAGACTACTTTGTGCAGCTTGCCGCGTATGCCTTGGCGCACGATGTATCGCATGGAACCAAGATTGAGCAAGGGGTGATCATGATGGTTGCTCAGGACGGCCAGACGCAGGAGTTTGTGACCTGTGGCCGTGAGTTTGACAACTACAAGGACATGTGGATGCGCAGGGTTGAGAGCTTCATAAAAAATAGCCCCGAAGCGTGAGCCTCGGGGCTTAAGTCCAACTTCAGGCAATCTGCGACTAGCGCGATATTATTTTGCACGCGCTGCGCGCATGTTGTCAACTAAATTTGGGTAGGGTCTACCCGCTTTTTTTGCAGCAGCCTTGGCAGATGCTTTCTTAGCGGGGGTCAATGCTTTTGGCTTGCCCAGACCTTTTGGTCTATCTTTATCCCAGACTTCTTTTTTCATATCAGCACTTTGCTTTTTTGGACATGCCGCCCATGTTCATCTTCTTGGCTTTCGCAGGGGCTTTTTTAGCCATGCCGCCATCCTTCATCTTGCCCTTACCGTCAGCAGCGAAAGCAGGAACTTTCTTGCCGTCCTTCATAACCATTTTCAATTTAGAGTCCATCATGATATTTCCTTTAAAGTTAACGGAGGTGACGTAGTTTGTACAAAGCACTCAGGTACGTAGCCAAAGCATCGTCAATGAGATTTTGAATGGTTGTGTCTTTTTTGTCTACAGCGCCATAGCGAAGTTCTTCAATATCATCCATATACTTCTCAAGGCACTTGACGATGTCGTCTTCCTCATCGTACTTAAGATACGGGATTTCAATGAGGCCGTGGCGGCCTTGGTAGGCTTCGGTAATCTTGTCGCCGTGATCGCCCACCGCAGGGTAGAACTCACCCAGAGCACTGTGCTTAGCAAAGCTGCCGGGGCCTGTTACGGCCAAGTGCGCACGATGAGCCACTTCGCGGCTTAAAAACAGCGTGCCAACTAATTGTCCAATTAAATTCATGTCGTAACTCCGTTATCGCTGTTGACTTTGCATCTGGGCCTGACGTTGCTGCAACAAACCGCTGATCGGATCGTTCGGGAACATTGAAGGATACATCATTTGTGTATTGCCCGGCTGTTTAGGCGCGCCCATGGGGATGCGGGAATTAAAGTCTGTTCCACGTGTCGGTGGAGCAGGCGGCATCGCCCGCAACATCTGCTGTGCAGAAGTTTTTGGCACAACAGGGAGATTTTGCATATCGCCAACAGGAGATTGTCTGCCTTCCAAAGTTGCTTGGGTAGCTTCTTGCATCAAACCACCACGCGCAACATCGCCCATGTACTTGGACAGGGGGATGCCAATCTTCTGTAATTCTGCCGCCGCTTTTTCTGCTTCGGCTTTTGAGCCAACATTTGTCAAAGCTCTGGCCGCCTCAGGACTTTCTAGCGCACGCGTCATCATGCGGGCATACACATCCTTTTCCAGACTCCCCGCCATCCTCAAACCAAGCGCCAAAGCGCCCGTAGTGGGGTTAATCCGGCCTACAGCGGCTTCGCGCAGCGTGGTGGTACCAAACTGAATACCGAAGCCTAAATAACGCTTTAAAGCCGCATCTGTTGATTCAAAGACGGGCATTGTTCCCGTTACATCGGAGAAAGCAAATACTCGACGCTGTAGTTCAGACAGTTTCTTCAAGTCTTCCAGATGTCCAGCATCCTTAAAAAGCACTTTCAATGCTTTTTCGTTAGTATCAATAAACGACTTAAGTGATCCGCCTTTTTCTGAAGCGCCTTGTGCAATGTCAAACACCGAACGACGCAGTGCTGACAACATTTCTGGGTCTTTTTCTACGCCACGCACCAGTGTTTGCATGGTGGCTGGGTCCCGCATTGCCAATGCCAACGTTTGTGCAGGATCAGCCCCGGGCCGTGTAGCTTTGGCCAATAGATTGTCTAACTCTGAATCGGTTGCAGCAACGCGGCGTTTATCTATTTCTCCTAAACGGCGAACATAATCATCGGCAAACTTGACTTCGTCTTGCAGTTTCATCTGCACACTGGCAGGAAGTGCTTCAACGATGTTTTTGTTCTTATCCAGCACTTGACGGATTTTCTTAGGATCAACCATGCCTTCAGGGGTAAGAACATTTTTTCCACGAATCCAGTCAATTGCACCGCGTTCAATGATGGAAGCAGTCTGGGGGTTGTTGCCCAATGTGGTTTGAAGTTGACGTAAGTTCTCAGCAGTTTTAAATGCTGTCTTCATCAAGTCTTCGTTAGGCAGCAAAAAGTCACGGCCACCTGCACGTTTAGATGTCAACAACAAAGGCAAGCGCTGCTCAAACCCTGCGTTGTAATCGTCCAACATCATCTTCATGGCATCGTATTCTTGACGTGCCTTAGGGATGGACTTGAGGACAAGGTCTTCAACATCCTTAAACCCTGCGTTACCACGATCTAGCAGTAGCTGCGCATCCGAGATACGCACGCCACGGTTTTCCATTTGAGTGCTGTTAAAACTATTTACAGCATCATGGCGCGCACGTTGTGCTGCTGCCAACAAATCTAAAGCCTCTGGCAGATTTAAATCTAACACAGAGCTGTTTTGCGCAATTAATTGAGAATCGAGTTTGATTTGCTCAGGATTAATGTAAACAGGCTTTCCGTAAATGCCAGTTGCTACAGGTATTTCGTTTTTGCCAACTTCTAATTTAAGTAAATTAGTTTGACGTTGTGCTTCTTGCATTAACTTTGCGCTTTTAGCAGACGAAGGCTCCACTAATAGACGAACGTTTTCTATAAGTTTGGCATATATGTCTTCTGGTATATCCCTGCCGCCGAGCTGCTCGTCAACACGTTGCCTGATTACAGAGTCAAAAGCAGTGTCAAGTGCTTCTTTACGTTTTTGATCGGTAGCCTTGACCATGTTTGCCAAAATACGGATAGGCTCGGGCACCGGGCCGCCTAGCGTTTTTGTGGCACGTGCAGGGTAGTACTTGTTCACCAAAGAACGGGCGGCATCTTCAATATTAAACGCTGGATACTGCGGCAAAGATTTGCCGGCGTTAGGGCCGTCACGGAAACGAGTGTCCGCTAACGTGCCGTCTGGGTTTGTTGCGCGCTTCATGCCAAGGCGAGACATGATCTTTTGGCGCATGCCAAAGTCTGCTTCCATGTCAGCCATCAACACACCACGCAACTCGTTGTTGAGTTGGTCAATGTTCTGCGGTCCGAGGCGCTGGGATAGTTCTGCAAGCTCCCCTTCTGTCAAATCTTTTTTGCTCAATACCAAATCGTCAAAAAACTTCTGACGCCCTGCTTGCGCTGCACGGAAAGCTTCTTGAACGGGCACGCGTGCCTCAGGAGACATGTTTTCAAACAACTTTTGAAACGCTGAAATGTTTTTGTTTTCGCGTTCTATGTGTGAAGCGGCAGCCTTGGGATCAAGCTGGCTTAAATTTTCCCGCTGCTTAGCAAGCATGGCAGGATCCATGGTTTCTTCAACAATATTAAATTTAAAACCGGCTTGTGCAACGCGAGGATCTTCTAGCGTTTGTCTAAGTGCTGCCAAGGCCTGCTGTGTTTCAGGGGCATCTAACGAGCCAAATGCTTTTGTCAGCTTTTCCTCAGCTTTGTTCATTACATTTTTAGTGTAAAGATTTACAAAAGGCCATTTATAGGGGCCCGGGAGCGTGTCATATATCTCTTTCTGAACGTCCCCAAGATTGGGGCCGCCCACTTTTCCTGCGGCCCATTTTGCTGCACGTACTGAGGGCATTACGGAAACCGCTGCAGGAATACCCATAAAAGCTGCAGCAGGAAGAAGTTCTTCATACAGCTTTTTATTGGGGTTGCTGTCGTCTACCGATTCCTTAACCGCTTGACGAAGTCCTTCGTAGCCTGCACCAAACGCGACATCAAGAGCGACAGCCGCTGTTGGATTTTTTTGAGCGAATTTAATAGCATCATCTGCAATTCCTTTAAGTATTCCTTTGGCAGGACCTGCCGCAGAGATAAGAGGTCGGGAAGCAGCAACTGCTGCTATATAGCCTGTAAAAGGCAATCCCCCACCTGCGCCTTCGCCAAGGGCTCGGGCAAAACGCTCCTCGATATTCTGAGGAGCACGTTCTGTTCTTCCGCCTAATTTCTCAGGCAAAGATTTATTAAAAAGGCGAGAAAATTGGAAGACCTCATCTTCTCCCATGCCCAGTTGTTTGCCAATAGCGCGCTGTGCGGCATCAGGCAAAGAAAACATGGCGGTTTGAACACCCCATGTCAATTGATTAAGTTTGTCAAAAGCGTTGGATGGAACTTCTGGAGCACCCGGAGCGCGCGCTTGGCGTTCTGTAGGAGCGCCTTCTTCCCGGCCAAGCACTTGCCCTGTAGAGAGATCGTGCATTACCCCATTGACGTCTTTAACAATCATTGTGTTTGACCCCGTAAAGTGGCTGGGTTTACAGCTATAACTTGTCCATCAGGCTTACGAATATGAACGATTGCATTTGGTGTAGATACTGTGCCCACAGTTTTTGCAAGGAAGTTATACATCCGATTAGCTTCTGTTGGATCGCTGCTGATTACAAATGGACTGTTTTTGGTACCCAAGGCAGGCGCTCTCATTACCCGCTCTGTGCCATCGTACCCGGCCTCAGTGATGTACACGTGTCGATCATTTAAAAGGCTTGTTCTAAGTGACTGGAACTCTTGCAGCATTACTTCAGGATCAGAGAAGAATTTTGCAGAAAGCGTAGGCAATATGTCGCGTGCCCATTGCTGTGTCTGCACTGATTCTCTGCCACCGCCGCCGCCTTCGCTGGCCAACTGCTTGCTCAAATTACTTAACACCTTATCAACACGCGCCTTCTTATCTGCTGTTTCCAATGAAGGACTCAACGGAGTTACAGGAACAATCAATTTGTTATAGGTATCCTTGAAGAAGGAAGCAGGGCCATAGATGCCTGCAACGTCATCCAAGACGCTATCAATTGCAGATAATGAACGATCTATTCGTTGGATGCCTTTCAACACATCAGGCAACGCGTCTTTGTCTACCACCATAGTTGGCGCGGGGCCGCGTTCCGTGACATATGGGTTAGTCGCAGCGTTAAGGTTAAAACGGCTATTGCGCACTGCTCTAACCGTTGGGCTGTCCTCATTAAGTTCCATGCCCAAGAAATTACCTCTTTTATCCTCTTTCATAAGGCGTCCACCGCCACCGTCTTTTTTAATAACTTGTCCGCTTTCAAGATCGTTCTTAAGAATCAACTCTTTTACCCTGTTCAAAGCTTTGTTGTTATCAACAGTCAACTGCTGAATGTACTTGTCTTCTTCCTGAATAGTGGAGAAGGCTTGTGACAACGCTGCCGTTTTGATCTTGAGTTCGCGGTCCTTGTCCTGTGCAGCCAAAGCCATGAGTCCACGTGGAACGCCAGCAAAACCTTCTGATATTGCCATAGCAGCAGTTGGTTGACGGCTAGACGCCATTTTAAAGCCCGCATCCGCCAACAACAACAAAGCATTGGTCTTCATGTCTTCTTTATCGCTGCCTAAGATTTCCGTAAACAGCGGAGCCATGTTTTCATATTCCGCTTTAGTCCGCTCAGCACGGGTCTTTTGTTTGACGCCTGCTTTTAGTTCACGCTCATTAAAAAGTTTTAGCTTTTGATTAATGAACGTCCCTAGTGGATCAGTATCAGCCGTGGCTAATTGGCGCTCGTCGATTGCTGCTTGCTCTGCGGCTGTTGTAGCAGGAGTTGCAGCCAAACTTTGAACAGGAGCCGCGGCGCTTGGTGCTTGGTCTGCCGGAGCACGTGTATTTCCGGGGATTTGTGAAACCAAGGCCTGATAAGCAGCTTCTTGTTCCGCGGTACGGCCTTCGTTACTATCACTAATTCCAAAAAGTTTTCTAACAGGAGCGCTTAAATCCGACTTTGCCATCAGGACTCCCGAGGCAAGGCCCAAACCCGGAGCCACGCGTGACAAAGCTTCTGTCACACGTGGGTATTCTCGTGCAGCACTTTGCAAGCCCGTTTTTAACCCTTCAGTAAACGTAGGGCTCATCAAAGGGCCCATTGATGTGTAAGGGGCCAGCTTTGTGCCTACACCTTCAACAATCGTGCCGGCAGGCCCTTGAACCAAGGTCTCTCGTCCTTGCACAGACAAAGGCATAGGAGGGCTACCACCCGTGACGCGTTGCACAGTAGGCTGTGCGCGCATGGTCAAGTTACCCAAATACTGATTTATCGCAGGCCCATATTGAGAGGCCTTGTCGCCCATGAACTGCGCAGCACGTGTAAAAGGCGTAATAAACGCGCCAGCGGCGGCTTGCATTGGGGGCATGCCGTCAGGGGTGGGCGGAGCCTGCTCAGCCCCGCCCTGCGGAAAAGGGCCAGCGCCCTCCATTCCGGGGGGCATAGGAATACCGCCTTGAGGAGGCATTCCTTCAGGGGGCATTCCTTCAGGAGGCATACCCATGGGTGGAGGAGCCATCTCTTGGCCCTGTGGCAAAGCACCAATACCGCCTTGTTGCGCGGCTAACTGGGGCTGAAGCATGGCCAACACTTCTGGAGGAGTGTCCATAGCGGCTTGCTCACCCACCAACTGTGCTAATTCTTGGACTCGTGCATCAACAGAGCGCATATCACCACGCAAAGTATTCATCAGAATCTCAGGATTCTGTGGTGTGCGGGCCATCTGGGGCATCTCTTCGGTGCTGTCTTCTGGCTCCTCGGGCATCTCTTCTTCAAACCCCGCCATGATTCCAGAATTGCGGGACTCCTTAGACAGGGGCATTGCAAACATGGCACGCTTTAAAATCTCATTCTTCATGGTGCGTCCTTAAATAATTCCAGTGCGGCCTGCGGCGGCAGCGGCTGTTGTTGCTCCAATCGCCAAGCCGGCAGCTTGCATGAATGGGCTTGGTGTGGCTTGGCTTGCTGTAGTAACCCCCATCTGAGAAGAAGGAGCGCCCCTATAAATATCTGACACAAAAGCCATCTGCTGATATGGCTGCATGTTTTTGTTGAGCGTATTTTGACGTGTAGCATCCAACTCGGATTGCAACTGTCTTTGTTGCGTAGAGCCAAGGTTATACAAGAAGTTAGTATCTTGCTGACCCATGCCTTGAGCAGCCTGACCCAAAGCAGCGCCTTGCGTTGCTAAATTGCCTTGCTGCGCGCTCAACGAACCGAGGCCTTGAGCAATGCTTTGGCCAATACCAAACTGTTGTCCCGCCAAGCTGCCAATACCTTGGGCCATGGACTGGCCAAGTTGAGATTGTTGGCCATAAATATTTGCCTGTTGGCTACCCAAACTACCGATCAAACCTGCCGCGCCTTGGCCAATCTGAGCCTGTTGCAAAGACTGCTGGCCCAGTGTGCTGCCAATACCTTGGTAACCTTGAGCCTGTGCCAATTGACGGCCCTGCTGCTGTTCAAAGGCCTGCTGAGCCTGCTGTGCAGCATTTTGGTAACCAGTAGACAGTCCACCAACAATCGCTGCATTACGCTGATCGGCAATGTTACGCTGTAGTTCTGCGCGCTGAATAGCATCACGGCTGCCACCAAAAGCACCTGATTTGACTGCTTGCGCCTGCAAATTCTGCTGAGCAATGTCGCCTTGACGATTGATCTGTTTAATAGACTCGTCAATTACTTGCTGTTGGTACGGGTTCATGAAATTCTGAACACCCGTGGGGTTGTACATACCTGCCGCACCGCTTAAGGAACCAAGTCCTTGATTCAGTGCAGACAGAGAACCCGACATGTTTGCCTGAGAGTACTGACGTGCAAGACCTTGTGCATCGCCTACCGTCTGCGCCACATTACCCATCTGAGCAATAGGCGTTGCAGCACGATTCATTGCAGCTTGAGCTGCGCCAAACTGGTTACGAGTATCTGCGCCCAACAGAGTTTCAACACCTTGTTGCAGGTTGTTCCCTGCCATCTGGTATTGGTTAGTGGCATTCTGCATGTAGGGCTGGTAAGCACCAATACCCTGACGGCCTAAATCCAACGCATTTAGCTGGTCGTCGCTCATCCCCGCTATTTTGTAGTCAGGAGTTAGATATTTACCACTTAGCGCGTTAGCGTTGGTTGCGTCAGCCAATGCCTTGGCTGAGTCCATCATCGCAACTTTGCGTTGCTCAATGTCCGATGCTTCTCGGGATATCGATTCTTGTACAGTATTTGACATGTTTTAACCCCGTGCTGCGTTCTTTTCAAGTTGATTCATAAGAGCATACATGCGTTTTGCTCCTGCTCGGCGATCACCTTTGCCCGCTCCGCGAACAGCTTTCGCCGTCATGACAAACTCGCCATCTGACAGCATTGCAGGGATTGAATCAGAGGTCGCGGTCCCCGGACCGTTAATTTGACCAGTACGTCGAGGATAACCGCCCGAGCCCAAAGAAGCAATACCGCCCATGTTCAATAATTGCTGTTTAACAGGCGGTTGTGTAGCGGGGGGTTGTGTAGCGGCTTGATAGCGGGCAAAAACGTCAGGTGCGCCAATCGCACCGGCAGTACCAGCAAACGCTGCTTGCATCTGACGGGGATCAATTTGATTCTGATCCATGTAGGTTGCAATCTGAGCATCAGTCATGCCGGGTGTTTTAGCAAAATAGTCACGAATGCTTTGCCCTGTTACAGCGTTTGCTTTGTTTTGGGCAGCAAGCGCAGCAGCATCCCCCCTATTTGCGGCGGATGCAGCATCGTAGCGGTTTTGGATATTCTGCACAGAATTAGCCGCAACGTTCTGCATGCCCGTGACGCGCGCTACTTGGTCAGGGCGCACACCAAACTGGTCCATGGTCCGCGCAATCATTTGGTCATTTGCCTCTGGGTGCGCAATCAACCAGTCTTTAACTTCCTGATCAGTGATCGGGCGGCCTGTATACCCTGTATTTACAGGGGGAGGTGTCGTCTTACCGGGAGGCTGCACAGAAGGCGGCACTTGCACAGGAGGCTGAGTCCCCGTATTAATAGGCGGCACTACAGGGTTAAATACGTTACCGTAGCCATCAGTGTTGTTGTAAGGCTGAGCCACAACGGTTGGCTTATATGCCTTAGCCAGTGTTGCAGCATTTGCAGCTTGTGCTTGCGTAAATTTGTCCATTGTTGGCTTAAACGCAGCTTGACGCGCAGTAAGGGCCGTTGATGCATAACCCGCTGGGGCATCGTAAGACAAACCAGCGTTAATGTTTTTGTAAGCACTTCCATATCCTGCTGCCTTTTCTGCAGTCTGTGCGTCAGCTACGGCTTTACGATCTGCAGCTTGTTTTGCCTCTAACGCCGCAGCATCTGCCGCCGACTTAGCCGCTGTTTCCGTTTTATTAAAAGCGGCGCGTCCTTCTGCTTGGCCATATTTAGTGTAATGCTCATAGGCATCTTTAATCTCACCTCTGGCTATTGCATCTTTAACATCTTGATTGGCATTTAGGTATGCTGTTGAATCAAAGTTGGCAGCAGTAACAGCACCTCCGGCGGCATAGCCTCTAGGTGTGAGAGAAGTAATTCCTAAACCTGTGTCAAAAGTAGGCAAAGGATTATATTGGCCAAAAATAGGTGCGCCATATTGATCGTATTTAACTCCGGGTAAACCCTGCATGTAGTAGTTACGCTGATTTCCGCCTTCAGCAATACGCTGGGTTACAGGCTTCATTAACTCTGGTTTTAATGTAGACGCGGCAGCATCCGTAGGTTTAAAACCTCCGCCTAAAGCTAATGCACCAATGCCTACAGCGGCCATGGGGCCGTAAGTACCCACAACACCGGGCATGGCTGCTTTGTATGCAGTCTGATAGGCACTTTCCAACATGGCAGGAGTTGCTGTTGGCGTGCGTGCCAACAGTGCGTCTTGCGCTGCTTTCCCTGCTTGTTCAGCAACCGGCATGCCTTGCTGCTGAATGCCAGAAGGAGAAATGTTTTCGTTATAAAAGGTTTTTGCCCTGTCCAAAAACGAAGGCGGCTCAGTGGGGCCCATCCCAGCGGGAGGTGATACAACACCTGTTTTGTCAAAAGAACCGGGGAATTGCGTAGCGTCAACCGGAGGTTGTGCAGCAGCCTCAATAGCAAGAATATTAGGCTTTCCACCAACCATGACATTACTACCCGGCTGCCCGGGCAGCGGTCCGGCAGCAGGGTTTATTAAATCGCCTACAGGGGAAGTCTGAGCGGACGGTAAGTTTTGGCCCGACTGAAAAACAGGGGCATCAGTAGGTGCAAGACCTTGATTACTAAGAGTAGGTGCCTGAATACCAGAAGGCGCGGGAGCCGCGGCCGAGGGGCTAATCATGTTAGTGAATTTATCCACCTGCCCACCTATTGTTGTGGGGCCCTGATACGCAGTGTTAAAACCTTGGGTAACTCCACCAATTGCGCCGGCAGTCAAACCGCCCACAGCACCAGCTTTCAAAGCATCTTTTAGGTTACCGCCAGCAAGCAATGTAGAACCAGCAGAGCCTATAAAACCACTAACCGCAGCAACGCCAGCAGCAGAGCCTACGCCCATGAAAGAAGCTGCGGCAGGGCCTAAGAAGAAGCCAAGGGCCACGGTTGTGACAATCTTGCCCACGGTGCTGCTTGCAAAGCTCTTAATGGCTTTGCCTAAACTTTTAAAAGCTTTCTTTAAGAAAAACTCGGGTAAACCCGTAGCAGGGTTGATAGTGCCTGAGCCACCACGGCGGCGTAGCATGCGCGCCTCAGCCGGTGTAATGTGCGCCAGCATTGTGTCACCGTTCCGGCCATAACCGGCAATAGCTTTGGCAATTGGTTTAAGTTCCGCAATACCGCCTTGGGCGAACGCTTGAACACCCGCAGGCTCGCCGATCAACTGCTCTACCGCCATGTTCATGGCCGCAAAGAACTGAGGATCAAACTGCTCGGGCAACAACTCTTCTGGCGTACCCATTTCTATGTACTTTGCACGCACCTCAGCGTATTGCTCAGGGTTGGCCAGAATCTCATCCACCATGTTATTGAGCATGTCAAGGTCTTCTGGAGACAAATCAATTTGACTTAATTCGTCCCTAAACTGCGCCATGGCCTCAGGATCAACCTGCGAGGCACCTGCGAACATCTCATCACTAAACTCTTTTGGAGACACCGTTTGACGCATCTGGTCATAGACGGCCATCGTGTTGGGGTCAGAAAAAGGATTAGGTGCAGCCTCTTGAGGCATATCCATCATTGCGGCTTCGGGTGCTGTGGCCATGTCAGTTCCTTGGGAAAAGGGGTTTGTTTGATTGTATTACGTTGGCAACGCCGACACAAATGAAAGTGTGGCAATGGCTGATGGGATTGCTGGTCGTGTAGGGCTTGCACTGGCGGGGTAGTGTTCAATATAAACACCAGTGTCAGTTGTTCTCCACACTATTTCAACGTAGTCAGTTGCGTTTAAACTAACAAAATAATTCAAAGCCATAATGAGATGGAATGGGTCACCCGCAGCTTTTCTTGGGGCCAAACCAAAACGGCTGTTTGAGGCAGGTACGTTTGTGCCATTAACCCGGAACCAAACGTCTACATCTTGAGAAGCGTTTGTAGTGTTTGTCAGTTGAATAGAAAACTGCAAGTTGTAGAGTCCGGCATTGGCTACAGTAATTCTGCTATTGCTGGCTACAGTTACACCATTTGAAAAGTCTGTGGTGTTAAATGTGACTGGATAGGCCGTGGTGGTGTTGGCAGCCACTTGGTCTGTGGAATCTTGAAAAGCGCCATACGGAAATGCAACGTATTTACCACCATCTCCACCAAAAAGCTCACCTAACGCATTGCGCAACTGGTTAAAGTACAGACGCAAAACGTTGGTGAATTGGTCCTGATATCGGCGCTCATATTCCTGTGTACCCAACGGTAAGTTAGGAACAGCCGGATTAATAATTTTATCGTTATATATAGCCATTAGCGACGACCATCTTGGCGGATATCAATACGAGGCGCGCCCAACTGCCATGAGGTTCCAAGCGTAGAAGACTGCACTTTCAAGATCATCTGACGACCACGTACACGGGTATAAATCTGGCCCGTAAAGCCCTCAGTAATCACGTACTGCGCCCCTGTCAATTCGTCAATAGCTGCTGCTGCGGGGACCCCGGTCCCTGAACCAGAGTTCACAAGCGGATACAACGTCATCGTCATCTCCGGCGTAACATTCCCTGTTGAACCAGAAAAGGTCAGGTCAGGCAGTACACGCCACACAAAAGCAAAGTTGTGGCCGTCACCAATGTCAAACTCGGAAGAAGAAATATAGGATTCAAACGCCACAGGGGTTCCTGTCTCGTTGTCATCATTTCCGTCTTCATGTTGGACAATCCGGTAGTTGTACGTCGCTGCAATTGGATAATCCAAAATACCAGAGTCCAACCATGCAGTACGGGCCATTGAGCCGTAGTACCAAACGTTCTCAAGGTAGTTAAAGATTACGTATTTGTCTACCGTAGTGCTATTTGCAGAGCAATAGAACCACCAGACTTCGTTAAAGCCTTCGTTTGTACTAGCAAAAATCTGCTGGTTTTGCTGCAAATTAATGTCTTGAAAAATGTACTTACGCAAGTCGCAATTAAGCGTCTGCACACGGCCGTCGTATACGTAAAACTTATCACGACCCATCCAATACACAATACCCGAAGCAAGCGTTGCTGCATTCGGGCCCATGATAGAAATGTTGTCACCCAACAGTTGGGTTCCCCACACAAAAGGTGGCCCTAAGTATTGCAGGGAGTACAGCGATTGATCCGTAAACACCACAATCTCTTGTCGAGTTTGAAGTGCTGTAACAATCTCAGAACCATGCGACAACCGCGCACTACCTGCTTGGTTGGTGGCAAGAGGCTGCCATACAAACGGATCTTCTTGTTGTGACCAACGAATTAGCATTGGATCGATTGCATTAGGATCTTCTGCATTAGGATCATTTGTGCCAAAAACAAGCACGAAACGTGAAGCGTCCGACACAATGATGTAATTCTGCACAACAGGCGTATACGCATCGCCAACCGTTGTCAAATTAATACCTCGTGCAGAGATAGATTGAACACCAGACTGTGAGCCGGAGGTGGTAATCGGCGCGCCGCCCGCAGTAAGGGCCAAACTAAAGGTACTTCCTGTAGAACTAACCACAAAATACGTAGTGCCCACAGACAAACCTGTAGGAAGTGCCCCTGTCGTTGTGAATTGGATAACGGTTCCGTCCAAGAACGAAAAGCCCGTAGGCAAAGAAACCACGCCGGGAGCCGCAATCGTAATTGTCACTTGAATAGGCGAAACGCCTAGCTGCGCATCCCAGTAATAAATACCCCCGCCCCGCGGACCGAACAAAAGGTTCTGACCAAAGTTGTATTGGTTCCAAATCTGCAAAGAGGAAATGCCTGTGCCGCCAATGCCCCACGTGCCTTGGCCCCATGTTCCTGCGCCCCAGCCAACTTGTGGGACTTGGTAATCTGGACCTACATTTGTCAAATATTGCGTGGTTACTGTTCCGCCGCCCGAGGCGGTAGAAGTAGCAGGGCTGGCTGCTGTAATGGTATATGCGTTAAGGCTTGTAACGGTTACGACGTATTCTCCACTGATCGTAATGCCGCCTACAGCGGAACCGCCAGAAAAGATGACAGTAGAGCCATTAACACACCCATGGTCCGCGTCTGTAACTGTGACCGTGGTAGAAGTATTTACAGTGGCGAATGGGTTAGTTAGCGTTACGGTGGAACGTACAGGGGTAATGTCGTAAAAAGAACCGCCTTGGCCAATATAAAAGCGTAGGTTAGTGCCCACACCAATCAGTGTTTCATTGGCAAGTGTTACCCAATTCCACAAAGAGCGGCAGACACCCGTAAATACGCCGGCAGCATACTGTGTCCATCCACCAATCTTCTCAGGGGTGCCTTGCCTAAACCGTATTTTCTCTGAGTCATACCAGCCACCCTCGGTGGTGTATCGAGTATTCTCCCGGTTGACGCCCGGCTTAAACAGTATTTTTTGTAATGGCATCGGCAGTCCTAGGATAAAAACACGGCACGCTCGTCAATACGACGCTTTTGCAGCCCTTTGAGAATTTTACCCCCCGCCATGCAATACTTCAAGA